TTCAAAACATAATATAAAAAACAATAATATAAATGTATAATTTTGTTTAACTTTTAATAAAAAATAAAATATAATTAGGCAGTTAATAAGGTTTAGTAATGATGAATATGGTTGTGCTATTCCAGTTGTATTTGGTTTTTCACAAGTGCTAAATGGAAATATATATTCACTCATATAAAATATATTTATTTTTTATATAATTGGGCGTTTTAAATGAAAAAAGGTGTAAATAAAATTGATTAAAGAACTGCTTAAATATAAGGTGACATATTTATCAGTCAGCTAATATTAATGAGCATTCAACTATCATCAGAACAAGAACTTGCATATAACAAATACATTCAAGGTAAGAATGTATTTATTACTGGACCTGGTGGATCTGGCAAATCCGAGTTAATCAAACGAATCTTTCAATATTCAAATTTACACAAAAAAAAGATAAGGGTATGTGCACTAACAGGTCGGGCTGCGTTGCTTTTAAATTGTGAAGCTAGGACACTTCATTCTTGGGCAGGAATTGGTCTAGGTAAAGGACCAGTTGAACAAATTATAAAAAAAGTAAATGGAAACAGAAGCAGCTCTAAGAATTGGAAAACTACATCGGTTCTTGTAGTAGATGAAGTGAGTATGTTGTCTTATAAATTATTTGAACTATTGGATAAGATTGGACGCGTTATTAGAAATGCACCACATTTACCATTTGGTGGAATTCAACTCATATTCAGCGGAGACTTCTTTCAACTACCTCCAGTTGGAAATAGAGATGATCCAGAAAGTAGTCAATTTTGTTTTGAACATCCATTGTGGGATAATACATTTGATTTTAGTTGTCAGATCCAATTGAAGAAAATTTTCAGACAAAAAGATGATGAATATGCTGGAATTTTGAACCAAATTCGCGAAGGGAGAATAACTCGTAAATCTTGCAATAGATTAGCTGGGCTGGTTGGTCGCACAGTAGATAATAATTTAGTTATAAAACCGACGAAGTTGTTGCCGACAAGGGCTCAAGCGGATGCGATCAATACATTTGAGATGAGCCTTGTTGATGGAGATGAATTGATGAACTATGAGCTCAAGTATTGTAAGGAGTTGCCTATGACCGAAGAAGAGAAGTCATTGCGTCATCATTATTCAGAAAGTGATATAGAGTACGAGTTGAAATATATGCACGGTAATATGGTTTGTGATGATGTTATAAATATGAAGGTGGGTGCAATTGTAATGTGTTTAATAAATATTGCTGGGACAGACGATGCACCTATGCTGTGTAATGGAAGTCAAGGTGTTGTTATAAGAATAAGCACGCTTGGATTTCCTGTTGTTAAATTCGGAAATGGTTATGAGAGAGAAATGGTTCCACATACCTGGTTAAGTGAAAAAATACCTGGAATTGGGTTAATGCAAGTGCCATTGATTTTGGCGTGGGCAATAACAATACATAAATCCCAGGGCGCTACGTTGGATGCTGCTGAAATAGATGCAGGGAAGGGAATATTTGAATGTGGACAAACATATGTAGCTCTTTCACGTGTTAAATCTTTGGAAGGATTGTATTTGACATCGTTTGATCCTTATCGCATATTAGTTAATAAAAAAGTAAAAGAATTTTATAGGAGGCTTTCTGAAGTTCAACAAGCTCAAGTTCCAGTTCCAGTTACAGCCTTGAGAGAACCTCAAACTCAAAATTCAAATGTGTTTGAAAGTTTTGCATATGTTGCACCCGAAACAGTTGTTAGTGTTGAATCAAAATTACTTTCAGATAATATTGCACAATAAATAAAAAATATAATATATATATATGAAGTTTATAAACAAATCAGTATTTTTTTTATCCATTGTATTGACATTAGTGGTTATTTCCTCATTCTTTGTGAAAGAGGGATATTCCAATAATAATTTAGAACTAATTCCAGGTACTTATCCTGAAACTGTAAATATCCCTCTTTTAACAGATAGTTTTCCATTTACTGGATCAAACACCGTAAGTAATAATAATGTATCTGATATTTGGTGGCATTATCCGACATTTAGAGTCGGTTCCTTTACACAAATAACAAATAATCTTAAGTATCCGAATAATCCTGATGTTGGACAATGTCGTCGTGCTGAATTTTGCGGCGCTCTTTACAAGGAAAAACAAGTTGAGTCCAATATTTTCAAACCTCTTCCTCCTGCTCCCGAAGTAACTCCAGATTCTGTTCGTGTGGGTTATTTTGCAACAAATAAAAATCTATTTTTAGGGACACAACTTGGTCCTGAACTTCCCACATTTTAGGTATTAGGTATTCATATTTGATTTTGTTTCATCAAAAGATTCTGTTCTTATTTTGATGACATTTATTATGCTCTTTCCATTCTTGATATTTAAGAGGCAACCACCACCGTTATTTATGTCAAACTCATCATTTGATTCTTTTTTTGTTCGTTTATTTGGAGCACGATGTGAGTGACCGGTTTTACGTTCTTCCTCTATTATTCTCCAAACATTTTGTAGTTGTTCAATATTATCTTGAAACCATTTTTTATTTCTAAATACAAGCACACAGCTTATCTCTTCCAGTTTCCAGTAAATGAATTTTACCAAAATATAATTGTATTCTTCTGACTGATACAACTCAAGGGTCTCTTCTTCCCATTGTTCTATTTCCTCTTGGGTTGTCAAATCTAGTGGTTTGTATGCATAGAAAGGCTTTCCATCTGATATCTGAAATTGTATAATAATACCCTTTTTATAACAAGATTTAACATCATTATTATCTGAATCTATATCCTCATTATAAGATTGCATATCTGGATACTCTATGAATTTAGTTTCTAAGAAGTCACACTCATCCAAATTACACGTCTCCATTTGCAGTTGCATTTGGATCCAATATTCTTTTTTTGGATTCCCATTGATCTCGCGATTAACAATATTCTTTATCTCAAGCATCCGCCCATAACGAGGACTTGACTTATCAATATTAATTCCGTCTGGTGATGCACCTAAAAAAAGGTACTGGCTGTGTTGAATGCAACCAAAGTCACCCACTTTGGTATTATACTCTGCTTCGTAAATCATCACAGAAAGCGGTTCATATTTTTGTCCCCAATGGAGTGTCGTATTTGTATTTACTATGGAAAAAGCCGATTCGGACTCAGGTTGTGGTATAAAAAGAGGTTGACATTTTTCGTAGATAAGTTGGTTTTGTACAGTCTGGTTTTCAAATGCTTTGTATGCATTACTTGCTGTAATCAGTTTGTGTCTGAACTGATACCAATCAGGTGTACGTTGTTCAGGTTGTTCTAGGTTGCTTAATGCCTTGATTTGTTTTTCTAGAGCTTTGATTTGTTTGGATGATCTGGGAATTTCATATGTACCATTTTGAGCTCTCTTTGGCATAAATTGTTGGTAAAACATATCAAGAGAAATGTAGATCATCTCGTCAATATCTTCTTCTGCTTCATTGTTAAAAAATGGATCGCCTTCAAAATGAACTACAACTAATTCTTTAATGTCACATATTAGATCTTCTTCAAAATCTGGATCTGAAATTGCGCTCGGGTTTTCTGCAACATATTCATACATCAACTGAAGACATGTTTCAACAAGGTCTGATTCATATTTGATGCTATTGATGTAATTTAGATCTTCTTCTGGAACAAGTGTGTTCAATATACATTTTAATGGTTTCAAATCGGAACATAACATTATTATCTTATATAGATAATAATCTTATTAATTAGTTTCTATATTTGAATCCAAATATATTTTACCTTAAAAATGGCATTATTCCTTTTCTGAATCAGAAGAAGATCCTGAAGATGCAGTTTCTTTCACATTTTTTGCAGTCCCTCTTACCTTTTTTGGTGGGAGACTTTTAACAGTGGAAATTCGTTTATCTAAATTTTTGAGTGTAAAATGTTTTGTCGTCTTATTGAAATGTAGAGCAGGAATATCTTTGATTTCGCCTGTAGTCTTATCATAGTCAACATCTTTAATTCTTTGAAGACGTTTGCGATCTAGTGAGTCTTTTAGAAAGGTAATCAATAAATTTGATTCTTCAAAAGTATAACTCTTCTCTTTGCAATAATTATCTGCAAAAGAAATCAGTTTTTTGGTTTTAATGGTTTTGTCTAGTTTTGACCAAGGTTCACTTTGGTTTTTTGTTTTGTTATCCTCTAAGAACTTTTCCAAATTTGTCAAATCATTGGATGATTTTATTTCTTGAATAATATTACCACTTAGTAACATTGTTTTGTATTTTATATTTTTGAGTTCAATACATTCTTCAATTTGTTTGGGTTTACTTGTGATTTCAGGTTTTGGTTCATCTGATGAAGTGTCATTATTTGTGGACATCTTTTTATATTATTATAATAAATTAACTTTAACTGTGAATCATACATATATTATTTAAAAATAAAATCAATTACTATTTAATGGATGGCATTAAAGAAGAAAACAAAAATATAATGATCACTGGAACAAGTAATAGATATCAAATGAAAAAATTGGTTACAAAAAATGAACCTATTATAGTTAAGAAAAAGAAAGATGTGGAAAGATGGGGAATACCAATTGAATATTTTGAAGAAGATAATCAATTAGACATAGTATATGATTTGATTTCATACTTCAAGAGAGAAAGTGATGTCAACTTTATATTAAGTCTATCTGAAGAAAAATACAAGATCATTCAAGGGCTTGTTGTAACAAAAATAACAGGATACAGACATCAAGATTTAATCAAAAAACGACTGAATGAAGACAAGTTGGTAAATTTGGAAGAAGTCTTAGATATTATGAAAGAAAGTAATATGAATTGTTATTATTGCAAACAAAAAGTGTTTTTGTTATACGAAGTGGTGAGAGAAAGTAACCAATGGACATTAGATAGAATTAATAATGATATTGGTCATAATAGTGGCAACTGTGTATTAGCGTGTTTGAAGTGTAATTTGAAAAGAAAAAGAACAGGCGCCGATGCATTTTTATTTACCAAGCAGTTAAACATCGTTAAGAAAGAATCCGAAATAGAATCTGGAAGAGAATCTGATCCATATTCAGATGTGTTAAAATAAAGAAAATAGAAAATCCAAAGATAATAATATGCAATCTAATGGATTATTAGAGAGAAAAAAAAATGGGGCAAGAGAATGGAAATGGAGTCTTGGTGAACCCTACCAGAGGAGCGCCCGTTTTAGAAAAAGTCAAGAACAAGTTTCAGAAGAGAAAGAAGATTTTAACAGAGAAATGGATCAGTTTAATACTCAAATGAAAGAGAGCGCATATGAACAATCATTTTTAACAGAAAATGATACTTGGGGTATAGGTATTGGATCGGAAATGGGTTTCTCTCAACAAACTTCTAATAAGAGAGAAGATAGTTATAATAAAATGGCTGAACGCGAAATGATGGGACAAATTGGGTTCAACCCATTTATGACAAATAATTCTTATGTAAATGATGTTGCCGTTCAGGAAAATTTCTTAAGACCAAAGCCAACAACTAGTGAAAGAGAGAAATTAAATGAGTTTGGATAAATAAATCAAACAAATAAGTAAAACAAATAAGTATTTAAAAAAATACACATTAATCAATTAAAATGTCTGTGACAAGTTATGCAACAAAAAATGATCTACTATTGAATAATTTAATGGAATTTTATAAGAATGAAGAGAATATGACCAAAATGTTAAAAATTATTACTGGCGAGTCCAAGATTTCTCTCCGCATTGTAGACTGGTTTGCTACTAATTATGCCAAAAAGTATTATACATTGTATTCTATTACCGATACAAATGGTATAGAACGAAGATTCAAGGTTTATGTGGACTATAAGCTGAAACTGAAGGCATATAGTAAGGAGAATTTTGATCCTTTTTGTAGATGGGAACGAATCACAATCCCTTATAAAGATGGATCATTTATTGAGACCACCCTTGGCCAATTGAATTTTTTTAAATGGTCATTGGAGAATAAAATAATTGAATATATTGAGAGCAATTATGCTGATATTGAGAAGGATATGAATAGTCGTAATAGCACGTCAAAAAGAAAAGGTGTACCAGCAGAGACAACCAAGACACGAAAGAAGCGTGAAGAGCTTTCTGTTTCTGCTACTAAAAGCATTAAGAAAGAGAAGGTAGAAATTGTAGTGAGTTTTAATTAGAAAAATAAATCAATTAAAATAATAGAATAATAGAATAATAGAATAAAAACCGTTAGTTAAACTATTATTTAAATAAAACGTAATTATTTAAATAATGGGAAATTCATTGTCTTCACAGAAAATTAATTTTGAAGATATGCAAAAGGTTTGTAAAAATCACGAATCATATATAGTGATTAGTACATTACCTGAAAATGAACAAGGATGTCTCATTTTACATACGATCAATCCTCAACAAGAAGAGGCAATAATGAATAAATTATTGAAAAATGGAAATAAAAGTGTAAAGATAATTATTTATGGACGAAATAGCAATGACGAAAGTTCTCAAAAAAAATACACTCAGTTATTGAAACTTGGGTTTGCAAATGTCTACATATATATAGGAGGTATTTTTGAATGGCTTTTATTACAGGACATATATGGGGAGGATGAATTTAAGACAACTAGTAAGCAATTAGATATTTTGAAATACAAGCCAAATAAGAGACTTGATATTGCGCTTCTTGAAAATGGATAAAATTCAAGAGAAGTAGATATTTCTTTTCCAAACTTCATAAAAGAAGTTGAAACAAGGTCCCCAACCTCCAGGTTCAGAATAATGAATAGAAAAATTATTTTTTTTTAATATGGAATCAATATATTCTTTTTTATCTATTTCATAATAGTCGTTTTCCATAATAATCATTTCAACATTATTGAGAACTTCTGGCATATCTATTAAAATATAATAAAATGCACCTTCACAATCTAATATCAATGTATCAAATGCAATATTATATTTATTAATTAATTCTTCCCAAGAAATATTGTTTACATATTGAGCGCCATCTATTATTTCA